TAAATATCTTCATCCAGATGTTCTTCCAATAGAAGATGATAAGATATGGGATGTCCTTGCAGAAGGTAAAGTATTGAAACTTTTTCAGTTTGATAGCCAAGTTGGAAGTCAAACTGTAAAATTGTTGCGGCCGAGGTCACCACGCGAAATGGCAAACTGTAATTCGGTAATGCGCCTTATGGCAAGTGAAAAAGGTGGAGAGACACCAACTGAGAGATATAAAAGAATGAAAGATAATATGTCTCAATGGTATGATGAAATGCGTAGGTGGAGAATTTCACCCGCTGATCAAAAAATTCTTGAAAAGTATTATCTTGCGACATATGCGACGCCGGCGCAGCAAGAAGATATGATGATGATTTTAATGGATGAAAATATTTGTAATTTTAGTCTTAAAGAAGCTAACGATGCCCGCAAGATTTGTGCAAAAAAACAAATGAATCGTATTGAAGAATTACATGAATTGGTTCTTTCAAAAGCAACATCAAGACAACTTGGTGAGTATGTTTGGGAAACTGCAATTAAACCTCAAATGGGTTATTCGTTCAGTCTAATTCATAGTTTGGCGTATAGTTTTGTGGGATTACAAACAATTTATCTTGCAACTTATTTTGATCCTGTCTATTGGAATACGGCATGTCTCAGAGTTGATGCAGGACTTGATGAAGATGCAAGTAGTAATTATGGTAAGATCGCAAAAGCAGTAGGCAATATTATTCATCGTGGTATTCCAATGTCATTAATTGACATTAATAAATCTGGATATATGTTTGAACCAGATGTAGAAACAGGTAGTATTATTTATGGACTTAAAGGTCTAAACGGTGTTGGCGGAGAAATAATTCAAGATATTATTGAAAATCGTCCATATAAAGGATTAAACGATTTTCAAGAGAAAGTCAAAGTCAAGAAACCAGTTTTGATTTCACTTATTAAAAGTGGAGCTTTTGATAAGTTTGGTAATAGAGAAGATATTATGCGGGAATATATTTGGTCAATTTGTGAACCAAAAAAGAGAATTACATTACAGAATTTTAATGGATTAATGGAAAGAAATTTAATTCCTGTGGAATTAAATTTTGAAAAAAGATTATTTGTCTTTAATAAAGCTCTTAGAAAATATTGCAAAGTCGGAGATTATCTTCTTGTAAACGATAATTTTTACGATTTTTATGAAGAGTTTTTTGATATTGATCTTTTAGAACCTTATGATGATGGACTAGCAATTAAAGATGCAACTTGGAAAAAGCTTTATACAAAAGGTATGGATAAAGCTCGTGATTATTTTAAAGTTCATCAAAATGAATTATTAGAACAATTAAATCAAACATTGTTTGATGAAATTTGGAATAAGTATGCAACTGGCACATTAGCAACTTGGGAAATGGATAGCCTCGGATTTTATTATCATAATCATCCATTAAGTAATATTAATAAAATATCTTATAATATTATCCCATATAATCAACAATCAGATAATCCTTCGGTAGAAAGAACTTTTAAACGTAATGGTGTTGATATTCCATTATTTAAAACTTGTAGAATTGTTGGAGCAGTTGTTGCAAAGGAAGATAATAAATCTTGCATTAGCATCTTAACTCCTGAAAGTGGAGTTGTTACAGTAAAAATGAGTAGAGATTATTATGCAAGATTGAATCGACAAATGAGTCAAGTTCAATCAGACGGCACAAAAAAGGTAATGGAAAAAGGTTGGTTTACTCGCGGAACTCTTCTTATGATAAATGGTTTTAAAAGATCTGGAATGTTTTTTGCAAAAACTTACAAGCATAGTAATTCACATCAAGTTTATAAAATTCTTAGTATTGATTCTGATAAAATAAATGTTACAAATAAAAGATGGGGAGAAGAAGATGAAGTATAGATATTATGTAGGAGATCCTGATATCCCCTGGTGGGTAGAAGAATTAATTGAAAAGAAGTTGATTATTGAAGTTCGAGAAAATGCAGCAATTACTTTTTTCTTAACTTTTAGGCATGGATTCGACGATACTAGACTTCATTATTTATACGATGGAGACTTTTTAGAATTAAATGAAGATACTGGGGCAGTAACAATTGGATATAACGATTGAGATACAGCTTTGTCTGAATTTTTTAAAAAAAGTGATTGAGATACTATGGTAGAAAGTATTCAAAAAAGTTCTAAGAGTAAAAAACAAAAAGAGAAAAATGAACAAGCTCGTTTTATTAATTATTGGTCATAATTCTTTACAGGGCAAAAATAAATAATATATATTTTGTAAATTTTATTATATTATGTAAGAAAAAATCATTTAATATAGAATGATAAGGAGATTTATGATAACATTATTTTCTACTGAATGCCCTAAATGTAAAGTATTAGAGCGAAAATTAAATAATAAAAATATTACTTTTGAAAAGAGTTCTGATATTCAAGAAGTTATAGATAAAGGTTTTATGTCTGCTCCTGTTTTAAAAGTAGACAATGTATATTATGATTTTAAACAAGGAGTAGATTGGGTTAATAATGAAGCTTAATATTAAACTTAATAAAAATTTCCAAACACAACTTAATAAACTTAATGAAAAATATGGCGAAGAATTTGCAAAATTAAATGGATTAAGCGATGGAGATTTAGACTTTACTGATTTTATCGATAATTTTATTGATGAAGATATTGTTGCAGATAGCTCTATTGATGGCAACGCAAATGTTGGTCAAAAAGATATTGTAACTATGATCAATGAAATGCCAAAAGCTCATCAAAAACTGCTCGCTTTTAATAAACTTTATTATGAAATGAATAAAAGATATGGCTTTAAAGAAGCTAATAAATGGTTAGAACTAGAATGAACTAAAGCATTAGGTATGCACGATGCACATTCTTGTACAGAAATTCCATATTGTTTTGCCTATGATTTAAAAGATTTAGCAGAAAAAGGTTTATACTTTATTGAAAATTTTAATGCTCAACCTCCGCAGCATTTAGCTACTTTTGTAGATTTCGTAAAAGAACATTGTTCTTATGCTAGTAATAGATCCGCTGGAGCGGTCGCATATCCTAATCTTATTCCTTATTTTTACTACTTTTGGAAGAAAGACCTTGAAGAACATTATATGGGAATAACCGAAGAATATGGCGAAAAATTTGCTCGTCAACAAATTCAGCGTCTTATCTATTCTTTAAATCAGCCTTTTTTACGTAATTCTATTCAAAGCGCTTTCACAAATACCAATATTTTTGATCATCCTTATTTTGAAGCTATCTTTGGTGGAGCAGAATTTCCTGATGGCACTTTCATGATAGATGCAGAAGAAGAAATTATTGAATTTCAAAAGATTTTTTTAAGTGAAATGAGTAAAATTAGAAGTAACAATATGATGACTTTTCCTGTAAATACTATTTCTTTATTAACTGATGCACAGGGACATTTTGTTGATGAAGATTTTGCAAAATGGGCTTGTGAGCATAATCGTAAATGGAATGATAGTAATTGGTTTATAGATAATAATGTTACTTCTTTATCTTCTTGTTGTAGATTACGTAATGATATTACTGAACTTGGATATACAAATTCAATTGGCGGAGCCGCACTTAAAGTTGGTAGCGTAAAAGTTTCTACAATTAATTTAGCAAGAATTGCTTATCAAAGTCATAATGAACAAGAATATCTTGCTTTATTAAAAGATACAGTTGAGAGTAATTGTAAAATTCTTGATGTTCAACGCCACGTTATCCAGCGCAATATTGAAAAAGGATTACTTCATAATTTTGATACTAAGATGATTGAAATGAAATATTTATATTCAAGTCTTGGTATTATGGGAATTTATGAAACAATGAAATTCTTTGGTTATACTTATGAAGATGAATTAGGTAATACATATTATAAAGATGAAGCTTATGAATTTGGTCAAAGAATTTTTAAAGCTATTCATGCTATTAAAGATGCTTTTTTAATTGATAAAGATTATCATATGAATTTAGAAGCAATCCCCGGTGAAGCTATGGCAGCTCGTTTCCAACAAGCAGATGAAATGCTTTATCCTGATCAAGTGATTAAAGATTTACCTTTATATGGAAATCAATGGATTCCTCTTGGAATTCAAACAACACTCCAAGAAAGAGTTAAAATTGCGGCAGCTTTTAGTGAATATTGTTCTGGCGGAGATATACTGCATATTAATGTAGATGCGCCTTTTGATTCATTTGATAAAGCCTGGAAAATGTTAAATTATGTTGCGCAAGCAGGCGTTAAATATTTTGCTTTTACTGGAAAAATTAATGCTTGTAAAAATAATCATGCTTTTTATGATAATATTTGTCCTGTTTGCGGGGAGCCTGTAGAAACTCAATATTGTAGAATTGTAGGTTTTTATGTGCCTATTAAAACTTGGTCACAAACTCGAAAGAAAGAATTCTCTTTAAGAAAGTGGCATAATGTTAATTAAAGGTATTATTTCAGAAGATTTTGTAAATTATAAAAAACCTTCTATGGTAATTGAATTCCCAGTTTGTAAAAATTTTAAATGTGATAAAGAATGCGGGCAGCAGGTTTGTCAAAATTCTAATCTGGTACGTTCTCCTACATATGACATTGCTATTAATAAAATTGTTTTATATTACCTTAAAAATAATATAACTGAAGCTATTGTTATGCAAGGGTTAGAACCATTTGATTCTGCAATGGATTTAATTAATTTAATTCTTTCTCTAAGAAAACATACAGATGATGATATAGTAATTTATACTGGTTATACAGAGGAAGAATTACAGTCAGAAATTCAAATGTTTCATGATTGTGGGTTAAAAAATATTATTATTAAATTTGGTAGATTTATTCCAGATCAACCACATCGTTACGATGAAATATTAGGAGTTTATTTAGCTAGTCCTAATCAATATGCAAAAAAAATATGTTAACAAAAAATGGGGTAGACAAATAAGTCTACCCCTTATTTTTTTATATTTGACAAAAATTCTTTTTTATGTTAAAATATATTAAGAATGAAAGGAGAATTTATGTCTGAAGAAAAAATTGTAAATACAGGAATGTCACTGTATGAATTAAATAAGCAAGTTATGAGTCAACTCCCTCCGCAAGATGAAATGACAATGGCTCATAATTGAAATGTCATTGGAGATTGATTTAGCAAAGATAAAGAACGTTGATTTATGTTAATGTGCAAAGAACGTTCAGATTTTACGCTATTCCACATTGTTGATAATAATTTTGCCAAAGGGATTCAAGAATTAAAAGAGGTTCTTGAAGAACGAGGTAATATTTTAGCCATTCAATATCAACATGGAGAAGATGCTTTTGAAATTTGAATTAAAGATAAGAAAGAAGAAGTTTTTCTTTTTATGCTTTTTGGAGCTTCTTGAATGATAGTGGAGGTATAATGAATCCTCAATATGAAAAATTAACAGTTTTATCGGTTGATGGTTTTCATTATCTATGTGAATGTGCTTGCGGCAATATTGTAATATTAACTCAAGAAGAAATAATGGAACAGGGTTGCGGAGCTGCCTGTTCAACGTCAAGAGGAGAAGTATGTGCCGCAGATATATTTAATGAATTAGGTGTAAAATATCAAGTTCAAAAAAAGTTTAAAGATTTTGACATGAAATTTGATTTTTATCTTCCTGATTACAACATAATTATTGAATGTGATGGTGCACAACATTTTCGTAGCATCAATAGTGAATGAAATTCAGAAACAAAATTACAAGAAACACGAGCTCGAGATAAACTAAAACAGGAATATTGTAAAAAACATAATATTACACTAATACAAATTCCTTTTTGAGATCATAAAGCTTTAAGTGCAGAAAATCTAAAGAAAGTGATAGACAATGCCTAAATTAGTTATAAGTATGAATCCAGTTACTTCAACAGAAATTTTTGAAGTAACTGCGGCGAATGAATTAAAAAAACTTTCACAGGTTAATCAACCTCTTGATATGATCAAATATTTAGCTAATTATATGACAAATGTTGAAGAATCTACGGAAGTTACTTTTATAGGACCAGATGATTATATTAATCCTTGAATTACAGAAGCTAATCAATTTAAATTTGTAAATGCTCATAAAATAAAAAAGGAGAAATAAATGATTAAATATCTAATTAAAAACACTATGGAAATTCGAGTTGAGAGTGAAGAGGATGCCAATGCACTTCATAAATATTATGAAGATTTTGCTCATGATAATGATTATATCTTAAATTCTTGGACACAAACCTATCGTACAAAGAAGTCCGGAGGAGAAATCGTAGAGGAATGGTTTATTTGTAAAGTTGTTCTAATTTTTAATGATCCTAAAGCACCTACTATTCCACTTGATACTATTGATTTTAAAATGCAATATAATATCCCAATTGAAAATATTTCTTCTTGGGATGAAAATTAATGAAAAGAACATTTTGAATTACTATGCCTCAAAATAATAATTCCGAAGAACTTACCGTACAAATACGCTATTTATCAAATGCGCACCCGTTAGAACAAGTTGAATGAGGGTCTTGAATAGATTTATATACTTATGAAGATGTTGCTTTAAAACAAGGAGATCAAAAATATATTAATCTTGGTATTGCAATGAAACTTCCAAAAGGATATGAAGCAATAGTTGCCCCTCGTTCATCAACTTTTAAAAACTGAGGGTTATTACAAACAAATAGCATTGGCGTTATTGACTCAACCTATAACGGAGACAATGACATATGAATGTTTCCAGCTTACGCAACAAAAAATGTAACAATACCCGCAAGTACAAGACTTTGTCAATTTCGCATCCAAAAGGAACAACCAAAAATTAATTTTGAAATTGTTGATTCTCTTGGAGAAGAAGACCGCGGTGGTTTTGGTAGTAGTGGTATTTAATTATGCAGAGGACATTAGCTTTAGATCAAGCTAGTCGGACTACCGGTTGAGCTATTTATGATAATAAAAACTTAATTACAAGCGGACATTTTTCAATCCCCGCAAATAAAACAGTGCAACAAAGATTAATATCTTTCGTGGATCATTTACAAGATTTAATTACTAAATATCATGTTGAAAAAATTTATTATGAAGGTATTCAATATCAGTCAAACATTGAAACTTATAAAAAATTAGCATATATACAAGCAATGATTATTTATAATACTGCTTCTAATAATATTCCTATTTTAGAATTAGCACCTTCACATTGGCGTAGTATTATTAAAGATAAATATGGCATAAAATTTGGTCGTTCTAGAACAGAGCAAAAACAAAAAGCTCAAGAGTTTGTAAAAGATTTTTTTAATCAAAGCGTAACAGAAGATGAAGCGGATGCGATTTGCTTAGGATATGCGGGAATACTAGAAGATGAAAAAACAAAGTCAGCTTTTTAAATTTATTATTTTTGCAATAGCAATTATAAGTTTATTGTTTGTTTCCTTAAATTTTTCGATATTAAAAGAAAATCAAAATATTTCAACAGCGACAAAAGAAGAACAAATTGTTTGATATTTAGATTTAAAAGGAATTCCAGTTAAATATCATATTATTTCTAATAATGATAATTCTAATTCTTTAAAAGAGCAATTTTCAGAATGTATCAACATTATCTATAAAAGTTTTAATAAAAATTTAAATTTAAAGCAATTTATAAGTCAATTGAATAAAGAATATATTGATCCTATAAAATTAACCAATTTTATTAGAAGTTATAACAGAGAAGAAAATATTCTTGATATAAGAATAGAAGCTTTATCCAATAGTGAAGCTAATTTAAATTCTTTACAAAAAATAACTGATAATAATTATCCGGTATTAATTTGATATACAAAAAAAACTTTAGATGAAAAAACTTATTTTGATGGTGATGCTTATTGAAATTATGCTAAACCTTTAATTATCTACAAAGTAGATAAAGATTTTATTTATGCCATAGATTTAGAGAATGGTTATATAACTATTGATAAAGATATATTTGAAAATAATTGAAATAAATGCGGCAATCGTGCAATAATAATTGGATAAAATATATAAAAAAAATGGGGTACTCTTATTTTATTAAAGAGTACCCCTTATTTTTATTTAAAAAAGTTTTGAAAAAGTTGCTGGACCAACATAACCATCAACATCTAAATTATAATCTTTTTGGAAAGACTTAATTGCCTTATTGGTATCATTTCCGCAATATCCATCTATACCGGAAGAACCAACTGAATATCCGTGACACAGTAAAGCAGTTTGAACTGCTAGAACTAATGATCACTTATCAACGTTATAATACACTGGGCCATATTTTTCTCAAGCTCTTTTAGTTAAAGGTCCATTTAAACCATCTACAGTTAATCCAGCGCCATATTTGTTTAATTGAGTTTGAACAAATTTAATTAATCCAGCGCGAGTATCTTGACCATAGTATCCATCAATACCACTAGAGCCTACACTAAAACCATGATTAACTAAATATTGCTGACCTTGTTTAACTAAAGAATTACCTGTTGCGCTATTAGATGGAGAAGAAGAATATTTTGGACGAACGCCGCAAATGATACTGCTATAATATCTAGTTTTTCTAGCTACTATACCATTATCAGTATTTCCTTCAATTGTAGACACATAATTAGAATAAACTTTTTCTACAAATCCTACGTGATCTCCACCATCATCGCCATCTCAGTCAAAAGAGATAACGTCTCCAGGTTTTAAGTTATACTTATCAACATAGGCTGAGCCAAGTTCATTACGATCACTTTTATCAAAAGCAACAGCTTTTGGGAAATAATTACATTTTACGCCAGCTTTGTTTAACACCCAAGAGACAAACATAGCACAAAAAGGAACTCCACTGGTTCCAAAGTAAGATGAATTTGTTAATTCTGCATATCAACGTCCATATTTAGTTCCAGGCAAAGGATCGTTTCAACGAGAATAACCTACTTCATTTGCTGCAATTTTTAAAACATCACTTGAAGTTGCCATAATATTTATCCTTATCTAATTGTTGAAAATGAAGCGCCCTATTACTAAAGTTAATCAAGTAAAGAATGTAATGCTACCATATCCTATTAAAATAGCTAACAAAATAGCGCGAATTTCTTTCATTTTAAATTAATTATCTTTGTTATCTTTTAAATCATTAATTAATTGCTCAATACGAGGGAGAACACCGTCTTTAGCTTCATAGCCATCTTCTTTTAGAGCGGCAGTTGGGAAAAGTGCGTTGCGGATATCACGAAGAATGCGATAAGCATCCATAGATTCATAATTTTTATTACGATATCCCCATACACGAGTAGGAGTATCAGTAAGTAATGCATAAGCATCTTTATCGCCATTTACTGGTTTATATTTATAACTCCAAACATTCCAACCGACACGTTTCATAGCAGCATCTACTTTTGCATCAAGCATTTTTTCTAGTTTTTTCCAATCTGCGTCAGTCATTTCATCATCCTCCGAATCATAATAAGGTCTTACACCACAAATAATTTGTGACCAGTAACGATTACGACGAGCCACAATTCCGCCAGAAGTATTACCCTCGACAGTTACAACGCCTCAATCTTTAACATCAACCACGACACCCACGTGATCTCCGCCGTTATCACCGTCTCAGTCAAAAGAAATCATGTCTCCTGGCTGTAAATCATATTTACCGATTCCTCTTCCGCCAAGATTATCTGTTCAATCAAAAGCTACAGTAGAGGGGAAGAAGGGGCATTTAGTGTCTGTCATCCCTAATAACCAAGAGCAAAAGCAAGCACAATATGGAGTAATATCTCCATTAATATATGCTCCTAAACCTGGTCGATAATGCTTTGCATAATAATCTCAATAACGTTCACCGCTAGTGACACCGACTTGAGATTCCGCAAGCTTAATTAAAGTTTTTGCACTACTCATCTAATTCCTCCACTATTGGTTTGGCTGTTGCCTGAGAGATTCCAAGGACAACACCTAAAAAAGTACAAACCGCGGCGCTTGTTTTAGCAACTTCATCTACAAGAACCCATCCCCAAACAGAAGCAAGGGTTACATATAAAGTAGTTGCCGCGGGAATAACAAGAACCACAAGCCATTTAAGTAATTGATAAAGTTCGTCTGATAAAATATATTGCATTTTTTCTCCTAATTATATACGAAAAAAAGACCTCGCCATTTAACAAATAACGAGGTCTTCATTAATTTATAGATGGCCGTCCTCCAAAATTATTATCGTAAGGCATCATTTTTTACTCTTTTTACTTCTTTTATTGAATAAATAGAAAAACTATCTGAGATATATCAAAATGATTTAATTAATTAATTTCTACTCAGCCGTAAACGCCAGGTTCTCAAACATTGTTATCAACTTCTGATTTCCAAGTCTTTTCTAAATGTTTAACTTGATCACCTGTCATATAAGCATCTTCAGCACCTAAAGGCTGTACCCAATCTAAAATTTCTCCTTCTTCTGAATGAACTCGAGCTCAAAGAGACGGTGTATCAGAAGGGGTTCAATTTTCTTGAGAAGTATGTTCTTGAATACATTTCCAAAGAATATCGTTATATCTAACACGTGCTCCAATAGGATACTGAACTCCAATTTTTCATTCAGTAAAAGCTTGAGGAATTTGTTCCGCTTGTTCATCTGTAAGAATAGCGGTAACATCATCCAATAAATTTTGCATTCTATCAATTGGATCTATAGGTTTTTCTTGAGAAGCTTCTTCAAAAGGTCCTCCTTTTTCAATAAGTAATTGACTTACTTT